AAAAGTAAGTAGGTAGAAGTTTTCTTCAGGATGATATACGGAAGAAAAGGTTTCTCCAAACTCACTAATCAGCCTGATAATGTCCTTTGTTATTGTCCCTGACAAGCTCGTGATTGGCATTGTTTTTTCTTGTATTGTTCTACCAAAGCTTCTCAAACCAGTCTGGGACAAAAACAAAACGTCCGTACCTGTGTACTGCACAGTGTCCCTACCGACACAACCTACACCGGACACAGTGTCAGCCAGCGCCATAGTAGCCGGAGCGTCAGCACCGGAATACACAACGATACTGTGCTTGCCAAAGATAATCAAAAGATTATTGTGAGCAGCTAGTGCTACAATCTCGTCATGCCCATCAGGCCAAACTTTAGAAATGTCAATAGCACCAGAAGTACCGCCTGTCCAGTCATGGCCTATCAGAAGATCAGACCAGTAGACTTTGGACTTGTCAGTAGAAAAATCAGCAGTCCACAGACGCCCATAAGCAGCTAACACTTCGTTGCCGTACATAGCAGAAGTAACACCAGCTGCACCAGCGACAGTACTGAGTTTGATTACTGCGCCACCAGCGTTGTCATAAACCAAAGGTTCGTACCCACGCTGAAAAAAGTACACTTTGTCATTAAAGTTGACCATCTTCCACTGGTCAGCAGTAATCGTGTAGCTACCCGGAGTTTCGTCAACAAGAGTAGTAGTACCGCTGAGTATCTTATTGTTGCCTACTGAGAAGACTTTAGTGTTGCCTAAGTCGTCTCTGAACTCTTTCATTGCAACAATAGTTGCCGTACCTAACTCAGTTTTGTCCGTAGTTAGGACAGTGATGCCTTTACGTGCAGCAATACGACCACGCTTGTCAATTACAGCATTGTCGGCTGTTTCAGCAAAAGACGGGTCTTGAGCTAAAGGCGAGTCTTCAGTATTAATACCTTTGAACGCCGGAGCTACAAGATTAATACTTTTCAGTTCTTGAGCCATGTAGATGCCTTAAGGTGTATAGAAGATAGTTTGCTCTGGGTGTTTACCAGCGTCCATTGCAATAGCATCAGACAAGTACTTGTTAGCAATTTGGAAGTATTCTTGTGTCGAAGTACCACCAGTCTCACCACGTTCTCGTGCAGCTAATGCTACCGCTAAGTGAATCACGGGCATCGAAGGGACGTTTAGAGTGTCGTCGTCTGCAGATAAATTTGTCTGTCCCTTGAACAAGTTTGTTACAAGAATATAACTTTGGTCTGGACTAGGGTATATACGAATTATAGAGTCCCTATTAGAATCAATCCCATAAAAACTGTAGTACACAGGTCTTCCATTAGGAACAGCTGTTCCTACCAAAGGCTGCTCCATGCGTATTTTTTCTTCCATGGTATTCTGGTCTATGTAAGTTAAAAACTGTTTTCCAGTTCCACCAACGTCTGCACCGTCCCAACCTACAATTATACTTTCTATTCTAGGAGATTCTCCTGAACCTACTAATATAACGTCGTTGTTTTCATTAGGGTTAGATGAAGTTAAAGTATTACTGATTGTTATTCGTTCCATTGACCAGTCCCAAGAATCTTCTACAAGTTTCTTAGCGTCATTAACAATGTCCCCAATGAGCTTACTGTAAGAAGTAGACTGTACAGTAGTTACTTCAGTTTCACGAAGTCTTCTTAAGACATTATTGACCAATTCTAGATAAGTCATTAGTACATTCCTTGAAACAAGCTTTGTTGAATAATGCGATTAAGTTCAACATCATAATCTCTGGGCTGATAATAGACGCCCCTGAACTCCGGTATTTGGTAACTTAGGCCGCCCATGTAGCCTTGGAATGGCTTAGGTGAAAACATGCCACCAGTGCTGATTGGTGCTGCACCGCCTGTTCCGTCACCAGTTCCGTCGCCACCTGCGCCTTCGCCAGTTCCGTCTGTGCCGATACCTTCGACACCATCACCTTCATCTCCAGTGCCTTCAGTTCCTGCACCAGTTCCTACAGTTGTTGTGTCTCCTGCGTCACCAGCGCCAGCACCTGCGTCTCCTCCTTCGCCAGTGCCTATGTCGGAAACACCTGTGCCTTCTCCAGTGCCTACAGTAGTTGTATCTACAGTATCTACAGTATCTACAGCATCTACAGCATCTACAGCATCTACAGTAGTTTCATCTACAACATCTGTTGGAAACTCTACAGCTTCGTACACCGTGTCTACGTCATACTGATTGCTTACTAATTGTCTGAAAATGTCATTAAATTCTGTTCCAGTAGTAACTTCAAGCAGATTGCCGCCTTGACCAAACACAATATCAAAAAGCTCATCAGCAATGTTTTGATAATTAGGATTAGTAGGGTCTATACCAGCAGCGTCTAAAATATTTCCTAGCCAGTTTTGAGCATTTTCTGACTCATATTCTACGTTGTAGCCTGGCTCTACTTCGCCAGTAATATCCCCTGTTTGTCCTACTTCATAAACTTCTGTTTTAGGGTCATACGTAGGGTCACTAGCAACTCTAACCCAATTAGCATCGTTTTCGTAAACTTCAGAAGATACTGTATACGTTCCGTCTCCAACGTCGGTAACAACACCTTCTTGTGCTAAAACATCAGGGTCTATTTGTACCCAACGTCCGTTGCCAATGTAAACCCATGGTCCGTTAGGAACAGCAAAAGGACGATCCTGTACGTCTTCACCCCCAGTAAGCATACCTCCTTCACCACTATCGTCCGTAGTGGAAGTAACATCAGTTTGTGTAGCATCTGTAGCCTCAGCAGCTTCATCTGTAGCCTCCGCAGCTTCGTCTGTAGCCTCAACAGCTTCATCTATAGCCTCAACAGCTTCATCTGTAGCCTCAACAGCTTCACCAGTGTCTGCTGCTTCAGTAGCGTCAGTAGCACCACCACCGCCTGCTTCTTCAGCAGAGTCTTCAAAGGTTACTGGACGCACTGGAGGTAGAGGGTCTGTCTCAAAGTCAATTACTTGTTCTGGAAACTCTGATTCAATGTCAGTACGAGGCTCAAAAAACGGGTCTCCATCTTCAGCGCCTTCTTCTACCTGAACAAAAACATCTGCAGTTCCTAGTAAGTCTTCGTCTTCTGCTAAAAGGTCTTCTTCAGCTGCCTGAAGTTCGGCTGCTAAATCATCGTACTCCTGCTTGTCTTCGTAACCTAAAGTTTGGTACAGCAAGTCTCCCTGATCTTCTTCAACATTTACTATATATTCTCCGGAAAGAATTTTGTCTATATAGCTGTTTTTTGTAGTTGAAGACCAATCAGATAGTCTGGAAGACTCAATTATAGTAGACACATAGTCTCTTAGCTCTTCGTCAGAAGGACTATTACCAAAACGCAACTCAAAAAGATTTCTTATATCGTCTATACTTAACCCTACTCTGTTCGCGTACTTGTCGTCAGTAGCGAATGCTTCAGGGTCACTTAACCAAAAGTCAACTTCTTTGTCTTTAGAAAAAGCACTTGCCCAGTTACTAAAAACACCAGAGCTTGTGGTTGTAGTGTCATCAGTAGTCGTAACCGGAGTTTCATCTACAGTTTCAACTGTAGTCGTAACTGGAGTTTCATCTACAGTTTCAACTGTAGTCGTAACTGGAGCTTCATCTATAGTTTCATCTACAGTTTCAACTGCAGTCGTAACTGGAGCTTCATCTACAGTTTCATCTACAGTTTCAACTGTAGTCGTAACTGGAGCTTCATCTACAGTTTCAATAGTCTCTTGTTGTTCTGCTTCTAGGTCAGAAACTACGTCTTCACTGATTACGTCTTCTGGTGGTGCAGCTGTTTCTTCTTGTGTTTCCGCTAAATATTCTTTAAAAAGATCAGTACCTAACTCAACTAAAGTTTCTATAGTACCTGCTTGATCTGCAGCATTAATAGTTTCTACAGCATCGGAAGTAAAAGAAAGTACTCCTCCTGATGTGCTTCCTCCAACAGAGTTTAAAAAGTCTCCAAGCGCACCTAAACCCAAAGACAATACGTAAGATTTTACAAATCTGTCTAAAGCAGAAGCAAGCTTGCTAGTAGGAGCTTTTGTTTGTACGTATGTCCCTAAAGGTTGGTCCGCATGTTGTCCTATGTTTAATTCATATTCAGAATCATCAGATAATTTAATATCTAAAGGAACATTAGCGTCTTCTGCTGCTGAACGCATTGCAGTAAGATAGTCCTGCATTGCAAAATCATCAGCACTGAACTTTGTTTTTTCTCCTGCTGCTTGTAAAGGAGTTTCTACTAGACTGCCTAAGCTGCCGTCTGGACCTGTAGCAGTTCCTTCCATAAAAGAAGAAAGACTACTCCAGTTAGACTGTAAGTATGCTCCAAAGTCGCCACCTTCATAAGCAGAAAACTCTGCATCTTGAGCAGATTGGATGGCATTTAAGTCAGTGCCATAGAGATAAATGTTTTTAGCAGAGTATTCACCTGAGACGTAACCATTGAGCAACGCACCAGCACGACTACCGCCACCAAATTCATTGCGGAATTGCCTGGCTCTTTCTTGCTGTTCTTCAGTACGTTCGCCTTTGATGCCAAAGTACGCTGCTGGATCTTCTACGTCCCACCATGCTAAAGCCATTACTTAGACACTCCCGACTTCTTCTCATAAGTCCTCAACGTACCCAACCCAAGCATACCCATAAGCACAGGCATCATGGTTGCAGTGTCGATTAGAGGTATCTTCACGGGTATCTCCAGAAGTGCCGTCAGGAAGTTAGCAAACGGTATGACCATGAAGTTACCAGCCATCCCTAGAACACATACCCAACCAACAGCAGGACGCCAGCCACTAACGAATAAGTTAGAATGACTAGCTTCCACTCTGTTGACTTCAAGCTGTGCTTTAGCAATCTCTTGAGCATGATTCTGAGCCATCGTAGCGACTTCATGCGCTAACTTTGCCTTCTGGTCCTTGTCCTCTATAAACTTGTCCAGAAGACTTGTGACTGGGCCTATGAGCTTATCTATCATTAAACTTGTTCCATAGTTCAAACAAGGTCTTAATCTTGTCTTCTACTACGTCCATACGGGACATCAGTTTACCTATAGACAACACAAGAACTACAAAACCCAGAAACACGGGCCATACCGCTGAAATCAGTTCTACGTATTCCATTATTTGCCCACAATTTGATTATTCCAGATGTCAAATAAAGTTTCTAGTTTTTCATTGTGCGTCTCGTTGATACCTGAGACTCTGTTGATTTCTATCTGTAGGTCATTCATGCGGTCTTGTAGACGCTGTAGCTCCTTCTGTTTGTCCTCAAGGGACATGATCTTAGCGTTCTGCACAAGATCATCAGGAAGCGCCCCACGTAATCCAAGAGGCCACTCACGTACAAACGACGCGTTTTCACGGATAGTCATGTCCTGTATGGACTGCCCGTGTTCAAGCGTAGTGATACGTGAGTTGAGTTCTGCGTAACCAGTAGTGACAATGGCAACACCCAGGACGAGACCAATGAGATTCCTCAGTGGTATCGTCAGGTCAGTGTTGTCATTAATCTCTACCATTAATAAGCCTCTGTACTGTGTCCGACTCCCAGATTCTAATGCTGAGCCAAACGATTGTCAATAGGGACGCAATGGGTGGCAACCAGCCAGCAAGTGTTGCTACTGCGCCACCAACTGCAAATCCATCAAGGACTGTCTTAGCGTCCTCCGCAAGCATTACCAGGGCACGCCAGAAGCAGACACAGGGTTCTTGTCAGCTTCGATCTTAGCCGCCAGAGCAGCCTCAGTAGCGTCCTTGTCTACACCGTTGTCCCAGCACCACTGGAGGCAATCAGCTTCCGTCAGGCTGTCATAAGCCACGAAGGAAGGATCTGAAGGGTCTGGTGAAAAGCCACAAGTGCCATAAGATGATGCAGAGTAGTCTCCGTCTACGTCAGTTGCTCGCCAGTGTGCGACTGTTACGCCACCGTCAGCTACGTTGTGTTCAAGTGTTGCGATTGTCCATGTAGCCATTAGTTAGCTCCTTCTAGTTTTCAAATACAAGCTGCTCGCCGCTGAGTTTTTCTAAGACTCTAATAGCTTTCAGCATGTCTACGTTAATTTGCTTCCCATCACGCTCTGAATAATAAGACCACGCCATGTCTTCAGATGGTCCCTGTGGAATCAAGTCAAAGTTGTGTGGAGAAAGTGTCGTAATGTTTCCTGCTTCATCTCTGACTTTAAGCTCAGAGCTAGATGAAACGTCTTCTGCATACAGAATAACTCCATCTGTAGCACTGGCTGTTGGAGCTGTTCCATTTGCTAAAACAATATTTCCTGCAGAAGAAGTTGGTCTGGCAGTAGTCCCAACCAACAAGTTGCCGCTTGAGTCGATACGCATGCGTTCGCCCCAAGTTCCTGCATTTCTAGTAAGAAACGCAAGATCTGCTGTACTAGCACTTGAAGGCTGAATCGCTTCTATAGCAGCACCACCAGTTGTAGACCCTGACCAGCCTGTAACGTCAAATCTGATACCTACAGTTTGGTTATTTGTGTTGGCTGTGTTTTTTCGTGAAAGAATTAAATCTGCTGAAGGGGTTGTTGCGCTATAAGTAGCTGAGTCTGTGTATGCTGTATCAAGCTTGGCTGAAGGACTCGTCGTGCCAATCCCGACGTTGCCGTTTGAGTCGATACGCATGGCTTCAGAAGTTGACGCACTATTTCCGTAAGACCAAGCATGACTATAACCACGATATATAGCATTAGCCCATTTGCCAGCAGTGCTGTTTAATGCCCTAGAAACAACAACTGTAGTATCGCCATCGTTTACACCAGCAGTATCTGACCTTGCTTGTAAAACAGAAGTGCCATTGGATTCTACATTTAATGTTCCATTTGCAAGATTGGTGCTAGTGCCAATCCCAACGTTACCGCTTGAGTCGATACGCATGGCTTCGCTTGGTGCAGCAGTTGATGCGTTCGTAAAGAAACGAAGACCGTGATCGTTTCCTGTTGTTAAACTAAACGCCTCAATTCCAGCGCCTCTTACTTTAGAAGCGTTAGTCCCTGTAGTAAATCCTAGATACCCACCTGTGGAAGCGGAGCCGCTGGTTCCAGCAGCAAGAACTAAAGTACCGTCGATAGCGGACGTACCAATCCCGACATTGCCAGCCTCAGTAATCCTTACTCTTTCTGTGTTGTTAGTCCCAAAATACAGATGCTCATTTTCGTACGTCCACAAGAACGATGAACCATCTGCATTAGAACCGAAGATAAGGCCGTCAGTCGCGGTTTGTCCTGTTGTTGCGGTAGTCATCCTAATAATTGGAGACCCGTGTAGATGCATTAGACTATCTGGACTCGTAGTACCAATCCCGACGTTGCCGCTTGCGTCGATACGTATCTTCTCACTACCAGCCATATCAAAAATAGTGGCTGTTTGACTGTTAAGTCTCAGATTTCCGTTTGATCCTGTTATGTCAGCAGAAGCGCCGAAGCCTGTATCTGTTAAAGTAATTTTAGGGTCGTTAGAAGTGCTTAGATGTAACACAGATGACGGGCTGCTAGTCCCAATCCCGACTCGACCGCTGGAGTCGATACGCATGCGTTCAGCGTTGTTATAACCTCTAATGGACAAAGAATTGTCTGAATGAAGCATTTGTATTGATGCAGTCGCAGAATCTGATTGATTGCCGAAGATTATTCCTACCGTGTTTGCGTCTCCAGAACGAAGATAGGTAAAATTGTCGCCTGTTGTATTCGTTTCTAGTAAACCAGAAGGACTCGACGTACCAATCCCGACGCGATTATTAGCTGCGTCAACAACAAGTGTATCTGTATCAACAGTCAAGCCATCAGCAGTCACTGTGCCGTCAACATTCAAACTTGTGTTGAACTGACCTGTGGTAGCAGTAATAGCAGCAGCACTGGCCGCACCGATGACTGTACCGTCGATAGCACCTGCGTCAATGTCTACTTTGGAAATGTTGACTTCACCAGTACCATTAGGCGTTAAGTCAATGTTGCCATTGGTATCAGTGGAAATGATTGCGTTGCCATTAACGTTAATATTGTCAACGTCAAGGTCAGTATTGATTACAACAGTACCAGTGCCATTGGGTGAAATATTGACATTTCCATCGGTGTCACTAGAACTAATGGTATTGCCATTGATATTAATGTTGTCTACTTGGGCTTCAGTGACTGCACTGTTAGTACCCAGAGTTACTGCGTCAATCGCACCACCATTAATGTCAACAGTTGGAATAGTAGTAGTCCCTGTAAACGTGGGACTAGCAATGTTTGATTTGGTTGCT